CCCAGGCATTGATCGTGGCGGTATTAACTGGCAGGGTAAACTGTATCGTGTGATGGGAACTAAGCTGGTAGAGATTGACAGCGCAGGTACAGTGACCACATTAGGTGATGTTGGTGGCCCAGTTGAAACATTGGTCACATTTGATTATAGCTTTGACTTACTAGCTATCGCATCTGGTGGTCGTTTGTATTATTGGAATGGCACAACCTTAGTCCAAGTAACTGACCCAGACTTAGGGGTGGTGTTGGATGTAGTATGGGTTGATGGTTATTTTATGACCACCGATGGTGAGTTCTTAATTGTTACTGAACTTAATGACCCTACAATAGTTAATCCATTGAAGTATGGATCATCAGAAGTTGACCCAGACCCTGTTGTGGCTTTGCTAAAGCTACGAAACGAGGTCTATGCCTTGAACCGTAACACCATCGAGGTGTTTGATAACGTAGGCGGTGCATTATTTCCATTTGAACGTATTGATGGCGCACAAATACAAAAGGGCGTAATAGGTACGTTTGCTTGCTGCGTGTATATAGAAAATATAGCTTTCTTAGGAAGTGCGCGAAATGAAGCACCAGGCATTTATCTTGGCTCAAATGCACAAGTAAACAAAATCAGTACACAAGAGATTGATAACTTACTTTTAGAATACACAGAGATTGAACTAGCCAATGTTAAGTTAGAAGCTAGGAACGATAAAAACCACCAACACCTGTATGTTCATTTACCAAACAAAACAATAGTCTTTGATGCTAGTGCGACATCAGTATTGGGAAGCCCTGTATGGTTTACTTTAACAAGCACCATTGTAGGTTTTGCACAGTATCGCGCTAGAAATATGGTTTGGGTTTATGACAAGTGGCACATTGGTGATCCACAAGATAATAACATTGGTTATTTTGTGCAAGACATAGGAAGCCATTGGGGTGAGCAAGTGCGATGGGAGTTTGGCACATTGATTGTTTACAATGAAGGCAGAGGCGCACTGATGCAGCAGCTTGAATTGGTTAGCTTAACTGGAAGCATTGCACTTGGCAAAAACCCTAAGATAAGCACTAGCTACACAGTTGATGGTAAAAAATACAGCCAAGAAAGAGCTGTATCAGTTGGCATGGTCGGCAACACAACAAAACGCATCGCATGGTTTCAGCAAGGCCACATGAGAAACTGGCGCATACAACGCTTTAGTGGTGACAGCGATGCTCATGTATCGTATGTAAGATTAGAAGCGCAATTAGAGCCATTGGCATACTGATATGGCTACACAAAGACTAACTTTAACGCGCGATCAACTTGCTAGTTTCTTACAAGACTTTGAGCAAGTGAAACAGTTTGAGAGATTGTTTTCTAATGCAAATTTGACACCTGTTGAAAATGGCGGAACAGGGCAATCTAGTTACACCGATGGTGATTTACTTATTGGCAGCACACCAGGACTTGCAAAAAACAAACTAACAGCAGGAACAGGAATTAATGTTACCAATGGCCCAGGCACTATTGCATTAGCGATTACCAATACAACTGTTACACCAGCTAGTTATACTTACGCATCGTTGACTGTAGATGCCCAAGGGCGTTTGACAGCGGCAGCAAGTGGCACTGCACCAGTGACATCTGTAACAGGTGTTGCACCTATTGCAAGCACTGGTGGTTTAACCCCAGCGATTAGCCTAAACGATACCGCAGTTATTCCAGGCAGTTACACTTTCGCAAGTTTAACAGTTGATGCCAAGGGGAGATTAACAGCAGCATCCAGTGGTAGCCCATTAGCTGGTGGTATTAGTGTTACTATTACAACGGCTAAACTTACATTAGCAGGGGCAGATGGCAGCATGACATTTACAAATGGTTTATTAACAGCACAAACACAAGCAACATAAGGAGTAGAAAATGAAAGATTTTTTGATGATGCCTAAGGGATTTATGGGTTTGCCATCTGAGGAGGAGTTTTTAACCACCGCAGAAAACAAAAAGAACTTTGTAATAGCAGTGCAGGATTGGAACTATGGCCCTGAAATGCCAAGCAATGACCCAAAAGAAAATAAAGAGTTTTATGCTGGATTAGCTGAAGCTATGCAATGCGATGAAAAAGACGCTAGACGTAAGCACTGCTCTAACTGTGAGTATTATGACAATAGCTTAATGACGCAGGTTAAAATTGAACGCATACCGATGGCTGGATATGACGAGGGCTATGGCTTTAGAGGTCACTGTGAGAAGTTAAACTTCATCTGCAATGATATGCGAGTGTGCCAGGCATGGGAAGATAGAGAGGATGATTGACAAAATGCGTCAGTGTGAGAAAATAAGTGCGCTGAGTTTAATGAGCAACCAGCAGCTCCCAATGCCCTATTAGGAGACATGATGCTAGTATCTGTTACAGAATCAATTACAGACGAGCATTTGCTGGAAGTGTATGCTGACCCTTATATAAATAAGATTGGTCACGATCACCGACCTGCCGCACCCATCATCCACCCTAATGTAACGTATTTGTCTGCTTGGATAGGCAGCACATTTGCTGGCGCATTTATGGTTATTAAACAAAGTGCAGTTGAATTAGAACTTCACTCATTGCTTAAAAAATCATCAATTAAAGAATCACGCAATTTAGCTGCGAAGTGTTTGGCTTGGGCTTTTGCCCATCCTATCTTGCGTGTAACTGTTTATATTATTGAAGGCTTAGAGGCGGCAAAGAACTTTGCTTTGAAACTAGGCTTTAAAAACGAAGGTTGCAGACGTTGTGCGTGTGTACAAGGTGGCATAGTTAAAGATGTTTATGTGCTGGGCATGACTCGGCAGGAATGGAGAACAGCATGAGTTTTGTTGGCGATTTAGTTGGTGATGTTGTTGGCGGTATTACAGGTGCTAAGGCGGCTGGTAAGGCTGCACAAGCTGGTGCTGCTACGCAAGCTGCGGCTGCACAGGCTGGCATTGATGAGCAACGCAGACAGTTTGACAAGCTAGTCGAACTAATGTCACCGTATGTGACTGCTGGTACTGAATCAATGGCGGCTCAAAAAGCATTGATTGGGTTAGCTGGGCCAGAGGCTCAAGCGGCAGCAATAGCTCAACAAGAACAATCCCCTATTTTTCAAGCATTAACACGACAAGGTGAAAGTGCTATCTTACAAAACGCTGCTGCTACTGGTGGCTTGCGTGGCGGTAATGTGCAAGCAGCATTAAGTGAATTTAGACCGCAAATACTCAACTCACTAATTGAACAACAATACGGCAGACTTGGTGGCTTTACTAAACTTGGTCAAGCATCGGCAGCAGGTCAAGCTGAACAAGGTATGGCTTCAGCAGATTCAATAGCTAACTTACTTGCAAACCAAGGTGCAGCTACGGCTGGTGGTCAAATAGCTAGAGGCAATGTAAATAGACAAGCATTTGGTGATTTAATAAGCATTGGTAAGTCAGTCGCAGGTATGAAATCTGCAGGTGTTTTTTAGGAAAATTATATGGCTATAAATCCATTACAGAAACCGATTGATTATGCTGGAATGTTTCCGCAGGTAGATATTGGCAAAGGCATCGAGGAGCTTAGTGACACAATCATTAAAGCTAAAGAGGCAAGTGATTTACGTACTCAAGCAGCGCAATATAGAACTGACTTAGAGGAAACTATAAACAATCCTACTCAAGAAAAATTTGCTCAATTTACGCTTAAATACCCTAAGCAGTATCAATCAACTGAAGCTGCACGTAAGGCTTATGGTGAGGAAAAGGTTAAGAATGACTTTAATCAAGGCTTTGAAATATCAACTGCCCTAGAAAGTGCTAATCCTAATGTAGCTAAAAGCAAACTTGAAGTAATCATTGAAGCTAAAAAGAACTCTGGCGAATCACCACTTGTTTATCAGCAGATTTTAGATGCTATAGATCGTGGTGATACAACTTCTGCACAAGCTGGGGTTAATGCTGCATTGACAATGATTGACCCAGACCGCTTTAAGAAAACAGTTGATGCACTATTAGCAAGCAAACAAGCTCCTAGCACATTAACTGAAGCAGTTGCTAAAGCTGAGGATGCAAGAAGTAAAGCACAAATATCTGCTGCAGAGGCTATGACAGCACCTGCAAAAGCTGCTGCTGATTTAAAGTTGGCAGAGGCTACTGCTAAGGAAAAAGAAGTAAAAGCACAATTTGCAGTAGAACAAGAATTATCTGACCTTGCAACAAAAAAATGGAATGTTAAAAATTTACAAAGTGAAATTAACACTAGAGCAGCTAAACTTGGATTAGATAAACAAACGACTGCTGCAACGGTAAGCGAAAAACTTGCAAACATAAAAGCAGCAGAAAGAAACTTACCTGCTGATGTACGCACAGCAATTAACACTTCTGCTGTCATTGCCGCAACATCAAAACAATCATCTGATAGATTTAATGATTTAGCTAAACGAATAACAGCTCAAGGCGGTGGATATGGTATAGCTTCAGGTGCATCTGATTATTTAAGTAGGCTTGGTGGCTTTCAAGGTGGCATGACACAACTTAGACAAGAATATATTGCATTGCGAAATTCAGCAGCAATTAAATCTCTACCACCAGGACCAGCGACTGATCGTGATATTCAATTAGCATTAAAAGGCTTTCCAAGTGAAACTGCATCTGCTACTGACTTAGCTAATTTCCTACGTGGTATGGCTAAATTACAAGACATTGACGCATCTGTCGCTAATGCCAAAACAGACTGGCTGGCAAACAACAATGGTGTTTTAACACGTGCAAGAGATACATTTATTGCTGGTGATTATGCAACAAAACCTAATGAATCATTTAATGACTTCACTCAAAGAGTAGTTACTGATATTAATGAACGATATAAAGCACCTCCACAAAGGGCTACTCCAGCAGGACAACAAATTCCTAATGAATTTGCACCAACTCCACCAGTAAATACTATTAATCGTGCTGTTAATGACGTTAGATCAGCAGCAGATAGAATCTTAGAGGGCAGATAATGGCAACGGCTGATGATTACGCAGCATGGATTGTAAAAAATTCTGCTAAACGTGGAACGCCTGAATTTGATACGGTGGCACAGGCTTATCAGCTTGCAAAGCAAGAGGAAACAACCACCACATTTCAACAACAAGCTGCACCATTGCCACAAGAGCCAAGTCTTGGTGAACAACTTGTTGGGGCTGGTGAAACTGCGCTTACATTGCTTACAGGCGCAACTGGTGGCACATTTGGCACTATCGTTGGCACTGGTAATGAATTAACAAAACAAATCTTATCTGGTGAATATGGAACACCACAAGCAGTTAGAGCAGTAGAGGAAGCTGCCGCAGCAGGTGGTCGAGCATTAACATACGCACCTCGCACTCAAGCTGGACAAGAGATGGTGCAGGAAACTGGGGAGTTCTTAGCTGAAACATTACCACCAGTTTTACCAATGATTGCAGCACCTAGAGCAGTAACACAAGCATTAAGGTCAGCAGCACCTATTACACAAGCCACAGCGCAGCGTGGTGCAGCCGCAGTACAGCAAGCAGGTAGGGCAACTGGTCAAGCTATTGCTAAACCAGTGCAAGCTATGGCTCAACCTATTAAAACAGCAGCTACAGCAGTGCGTGAAACACTCGGCATTGAACCAGCAACACCTACTGCACCAAGAGTATCAGTAGGCGCAGCAGCCACACCAGAGGCTCAAAGGCGTGTGGCTACGGCAGAGGCATTGCCTGTACCAGTAACACTAACTAGAGGCGCAGCAACAAGAGAGGCTGGTCAATTAGCTTTTGAAAAAGAGCAAATGAAAGGCCCACTAGGTGAGCCACTACGATCACGTGCCGAGGAAAACAATCTACAAGCATTGCAAAACTTTGATGCAATAGCTGAGATGACTGATGCACAGCTAATGGATATGTCTGCAACTGGCAGTTCAGTTGTTAAGGCACTTTCTGAAGGCTTATCAAGTGCTAAAGCTAAAACTAGAGTGGCTTATCAGCAAGCTAGAAAATCACCAGAGGCTAGTGTGGAAGTTGATCCAGGCATACGTGTTGATTTTGAGATTGATGGAACACCCACTCAGTTATCAGTAATTGATTATTTAAATAGCAAACCTAAAGCAGTTCCATCTGCTGCTGTCACAGATTCTGTTCGTGCTATTATGAAAAAACTTGATATTGCTACTGAGGATGCAGATGGTAATTTAGTTGCACGACCAGCAACCGTTGGCAAGATGGAGGACTTCAGGCGTGAGATTAGTGGCATAGCTAAGTTTGATGATGCTGCTGGTATAAGAGATGAAACCATTGTTAAAAAATTGATAGACTTGCAGACAGAACCACTTGCTGGTGATTTATATAAGAAAGCAAGAGGATTAAGAACACAGCAAGCTAGAAAGTATGAGAATCGTGCCATTGTTGCTAGGCTAGTAAAAAACCGTAAAGGGATGGATGATCCACAAGTAGCAGCAGACCAAGTGTTTGCTAAATCTATTTTAAACTCATCACCAGAGGAGATTACTTTCTTAAAGCGTGTTCTATTAACAAGCGGTGCTGATGGAAAACAAGCCTTTAAAGAACTACAAGGTGCGACTGTACGATATATTCGTGATGAAGCTACAAAAGGTATGGGCATGGATTCAAATGATAATCCATTAGTATCACCTGCTAAACTTCATCAAACAATACGTGCTTTAGATTCTAATGGTAGGCTTGATGTAATGCTTGGTAAACAAAACGCAGCCATTGTTCGTGATTTAAATGATACGGTTCGTTATGTATCGACTGTGCCACCAGGCACGTTAGTAAACAGTTCTGGAACTGCTGGCACATTGATGGCAGCCATCGCTGAAGCTGGTGCAACTGGTGCGCTTACAGGATTGCCTGTACCAATTGCAACTGGTGTGCGTCAAATTATTAAGATGAAAAAAGAAGGTCGCACAAAAGCGCAGATTAATGATGCTTTAAACGCATTGCCAGAGGCACAACCTTAGGCGAAAATTTAGGAGAGTAAATAAATGTCATTATCTGTAAACCCACCCTATCCGATATTCTCGGAAGCCGATGGTCTTCCATTAGAAAATGGTTATATCTGGATTGGTGCTGCTAATCTTGATCCGCAGACTAATCCTATCAATGTGTATTGGGATGAATCACTAACCATTACTGCTGCACAGCCCATTCGTACATTAAATGGTTATGTTGTTTATAATGGAACGCCATCACGCTTTTATACTAGCGGAAATTATAGTATTCGTGTAATGGATAAAAATGGCAGCACTATTTATACATCATTAAGTGGTAATGCCTTTAGTCCTTCTGGTGCTAGTGAAGTAATTATTGCAACGGCTGGGCAGACTGTATTTAATTTAAGTTTCTCTTATGCCTTTGGAACTAATACTTTATTTGTTTTTGTAAATGGCAGTAAGCAAATCGTAACGCTAAACTACACTGAATCAACCAATTCCATCATATTCTTAACTGGCTTAAATGCTGGTGACGTTGTTGAGTTTATTAGATTTTAAAAGGGGCATTAATCATGTTAAAGACCGTATCGTCAATTACCAACGCCATCGGTGCGTTAAATTACAAAGGCACATGGAACGCCTCTACCAATAGCCCAACTTTAGCATCTGGCGTTGGAACTAAAGGCGATTATTATGTGGTTAGCGTTGCTGGCTCTACTAACTTAGATGGTGAAACATTATGGGGCGTTGGTGATTGGGCTGTTTATAATGGCACAGCATGGCAGAAGGTAGAGGGCGGTAATACTATTAATGCTACTACTGTAAGCGCATCAACCAGCGTTACAACACCTGTTATTCAAGCAACAAGTTCTGCTGGTGGTACTCTTAAAAATAATGGTGGAACTGCTCAACTGCAGTGGGGTTCTGGTGGTGGCAGCAATTTATCACTTGAAGTGGCAACTAACATTAATCCTGCTAATGCTGCTGTTGCTATCAGTCCAACTGGTACTGGTACTGTAACAATTAACCCAGCTTCTCCTAGTACGATGAATAATGTTGCTATTGGCGGTTCAACACCATTGGCAGGTAGCTTTACAACAGGAACTTTTAGTCAAACTGTTGCTGTACCTAATTTAATAGGTAAGACTTATGCTCAAACAAGCACAGCCAACCCTTTTTCTATTGTTGATACAGGGATTGTTCAAGCAACAACAAATACAGGTTATGGTTATCAAGCCGTATATGAAATATTTGTAGTAGGAAACCCTTATGCAGTTGGTTCAGCAACGTATAGCACCTCAATAGCAGGGTTAATTTTTATTAGTAACGGGTATAACGGTGCATCAGTAGGGCAATACATATCCTTTACACAATTAGGAATTAGTACTGTTCCAGTATTCCCACCTCAATTAACTATGTCGGTGGTATTTTGGGATGGGTCAACAGAAAGCACTTTTTCAACATCTGCATCTGCTCAAATAAGAATTAAAGTATCTTATACTGACCCAGCTAATATCGGTAACAGTCAAATTGTTAATATAACTAAACGAGTATAGGGATTCTATTATGACAACGTTAATACCAAAATATAGACAAGGGCGGACAGGTTCACTTAATAGACCTATTGATGAAAAAATAGGCGAATGGATATCTGTACTAGATTTTGGTGCAGACCCTACAGGTGTATTAGATAGTACGGCAGCATTTAACTTAGCTACGCAAGCTACAATAGCATGGTCTAGCGCATTAACTTATAACATTATAATTCCATCAGGCGTATATAAGCTAAATGGCACAGTATATGTTCGTAAAGGGCAAACTATTTGGGGGCAAGGTCAAGGCACTAATTTAGTTTGTTCTGGCAATACAACCTCAGAAACATTTTATTTAGGGTTTGGCAATGTAGGGGGTGTTCCTGCTCAAGACCCTGGTGGAAACCCTGTTGCAATTGGTAGTTTTTGGTCTGTAGGTGGGGCAGCAAATTCGGGGGTTATTCGTTCAGGTACATCAGGGTATTTAATTAGGGATGTATTTTTAACTTCACCAGGCGTTGGGTTAGACTTATCAGGTACATCAGATGGGCTTATAACAAATGTACAAATTGACCAAGCCTTAACAGGTATTCTTTTAGCTGGCGGTCAAAATATAGTTATATCTAATTTTGATATATATTTAGCAAATTTTGGCATACGAATGGGGGGCGGAACAAGAGATGTGCAATTTAGTAACGGCATAATAGAATACTCTGCATACCAAAGTGTTCAATTTACTGGTTCAGAAACAAAATCAATCAATTTTAGTAATGTAAGTTTTGTAATGAATGAGCAATTTGCTACATTTCAAGGGTATGTTTTTCTATCAGCTAGTAATTTAGAAGTTTTATTTACTGGGTGTAGTTTTAGAAATATGTACAATTCTGCTATTACTTATTCTAACGGAACTACGTTAACAATTTCATTTAAAGGATGTATTTTTGATGGTACTAGGTCAACTTCTGCATATACCCAAAGTACAACTGCTTATGCTTTAAACGCTGCGTATGGTACTTATAACTTTGACGGTTGCGAATTTAGAAACTTATACAATCAAATTATTACCGTAAATAATAACTTAACTGCACTTAATATTAAAGGCGGTGAAGTAATAAACTGCCCTGCAACAAGACTTAACTTAGTTACTACGCAACGCACACCTAATATAAGCATTAAAAATGTAACTGGCTTTGCCCATCAAGTAAGTAATGCTACGCACCAATATGTAGTCCTACCTTTTTGGAACGGGTCAACAATATGGAAAGTTTCTGTTAAAGGCAACCCTGCTGCAAGCAGTTCACTAGAATATAGTGCTGCTGAAGAAGGTGCTTACTCAGTTGCCTTTCAATTTGCAGGTTCAGGAAATATGTATGCAGATAAAGCACTACTATGGGCTACACCGAATAGGGCAGTACCAGGATTATTAGGCGCAGTTGTTTGTTTTGGAAACGTACCTGGTGGTTCGGCAACAAGTGCGACTTATGCGACTACTGGACTTATTTGCATTTCAGTAGCCACTGTTTCTGCTGAAAACTTCCAATGGTATGCTGAAACGAGTAACTAATCATGGAAAAACTATTTAAGCTATTGATGAAATTATCAAGCCCTCGTATTCCAGTACCATTGGATAAGCAAGCGCACTTTTCTATGGGCGCAATACTTGGCTTTTTATTTAACTATGCCATTGGCTGCTGGGCTATTCTAGTTGTCGCATTGATAGCACTTGCTAAAGAAGTGTATGATTATAACCACCCAAACCATACGGCTGATGTCTGGGATTGGGTAGCAACTGTTTTAGGTGGTGTATTAGGTTTAATTTTAGGAGAAGTATTATGGCAACTAATAGTCAGATAGCATTTACGCCACTTGGCGAGACACTTGTGATTGCGGCAGCAGCCGTAGCACCAACAGGTTTACAAGCCACAGTTTACGCTAAGTATGATGCGTCAAATGCTGGCCAGTATCGTGTTATAAACGCTGGCACAAACACAGTATTCTTAGGCACTGGCTCAACGGCAGCAGAGGCTACAGCCAATGCAGTAGCACCAATAGCTGGTGACCCATCACCAGCAATAGTATTAGTGCCAGGCACAGTTGAGATATTGCGCTTCGGTGCAGGTACATTCTTTAGCGGATTAGCAGCAGCAGCAACGACTGTTTATATCTTGCCAGGTCAAGGTATCTAATGTCATGGATCAGGGCTTATTAAACATTGTCATAATGACAGTAGGCTCTGTCTTTGGTTGGGTGCTGCGTATGTTATGGACAGCATCGCAGGAACTTAAGGCTGACTTGGCAAAGTTGCGTGAGGAACTGCCTAAAGAGTACGTTGCTAAAGATGATTATCGGCAAGATGTTAAAGAGCTGAAAGACATGATTAGTAAGTTATTTGATATATTGGAAAATCGCAGATCAATTTAATACTATCTAAAATGAAACAATTTTTATATTTAGTCTTAGGTTTAATTATTGGTGGTTTATTAGCCGTAGGGGTATCTCATGCGGATCAAACAACGATTAACTACAAAGGGCAGCCAGTCCCAAGTGCAATGGCCCCTTCAATGTCAGCTTTCAGTCAAGATGTTTGCGGCATTGGTATCAGTGGTGCTGTCAACGGTGGCGTATTTTCTGTAGCTGGTGGCACAATGGTCACAGACAACAATTGCGTGCGCTTACGCTGGGCAAAGTTCTTAAGTGATAGTGGGTTAAAGGTTGCAGCAGTATCGTTGGCCTGTGCAGCAACACATGAGAATTGGGTGGCAATGGAAATGTCTGGCTCACCCTGTCCTATTGGTGGTGCAATTGGTGATGCAGCTAGGAAGGCGTGGTATGACTTACACCCCGATTGGTTTGAGGAAATATACGGTAAGAACTTTGTTCTTATTACTCCTCTGCCTGATAACTCTAAGGAGTAATTATGCTCAAGCAAATTGTTATGCAAGTCAGTGGTCATCTTACGGCCCTGTTTTTTCAAGTCTTAGCGTTGCTCAAGGCACTAGTTTGCAAGCCTGTCAGTTACTTGCGTGCCAAATATACCCGAATATCCCAGAATGCCCGCAATTTTTATCTCCTGAACCTCCTGCGTGTTCCGACAGGGTCGAATATCAATCTATTGCGTGTGAACCTAATAACAGTGGGGCAGTTAATCAAAGCCGCACTTATCAGTGTCAAAGTCAATCTTTTACAGATTGGGTTACTACTTCTAACAACTGCACGCCAAATCCGCCAACTTGTACCTACAGCGCAATCACCGAGGAAAGGCAAGCCTGTGGGGATAACCAAATCGGCTCGATCACATTTAAGCGTGAGCAAAACTGCCCAG